CCTCCCACCATTCTTTATCGGTGTTTTCGGTTTCTTCTATAATGGTCGCTGGTGCGTCGCACGGGTTATAGACTGGTTTAATAACCGAAGGAAACTGGTAATAGTCGATGCGGTGCGGGTGGTTCATTCTATAATTATAATATACCTATGGTTTTATATGAAAATATGAGATATAGATAATACTCACACTCACACAATAATAGCAAGATAGGTATTCTTTGTAAAACAGCGTTTTAAAGGCGTCCATAAGTCCAGAGAACTCAATCGTTATTTCAATCCCCGTTTCTATGGAAACAAGGGTTAAAATCGACGAAAACACGATGAATAACTATCTTGCTATTTTTGTGAGGTAGTGATTAATTTAAACAAACTTAAAGCGATAAATATCCATTATCCATAAATATACGATGCCTGTTATACTTGGAAAAGGTGGATGCTTTCGTTTTGTTGAACCCGACCCCGAACCCGAACCCGAAGAGGTAAATCTTGTTATTCGAGAGATTGAACCCGAACCCGAACCCGAAATTGAATACACGACAAAATCGATGGAAGTCGTAAAGCAGTTTATCAAAGATAAGGTTGAACCAGCGGAAGATACTGTGAGAGTGAGAAAAACCGAGATTTTCTACGCATTTGATAAGTGGTTAGAAGAACATAAAATCACAGATTTCGGCGATAATAATCACGAATTATGGACTTTTTTGGAAACCAAATATACCTATAAAAACTTGTCGTATTATGGGGTAAGACTTAAATACACAGAGGAGGAAAAATTGCGAGTGGAGATTGAAAAACAGATGAGAGCAGATGCGAACAAACGAGAAAAAGAGGAGAGGGAGCGTGAAAATGCTCGAAGTCTATTGGAGACGGTGGTTGAAGAGACGCAGTCGGTAGAAGGCGAAGATGAAGAGGAGACGACTGGATTGGATGAGATTGTTTATAAGGGTAAAACCATACACCGACACCCCGAGTATAAAACATACGGCGGATGCCTTGAAACAGGCGAAATGTTTCGATTAAAGAAGGATAAGGTTGTAAATGAAATTAGCACCAGTCTTGAAAAGGGGTGTATATTATCGCTGGGGTATGAGGACGGAAAAAGAAAACAGAAGTATATCACAAACCAGCAGTTTATAGCAGAGTGCGGAAACTTACCAAAGCAAAGCGAGTTTCATACCAAGTTGAAAATAGATACAGGATGTTCGGCATACCTCAATCGACCCAATATCAAATGCTACCCCCTTGCGTGTTTATCATACATATATGATGGCGGAATAAAAGTTGAAGGGGAAGTCCCTATTAATAAGTTAGTCTCAAAGTGTAGAACCACGAAACAGATTGACGAATATATGACTGAACTAAAATCACAATACAAGGCGGAACTTAAAAAGAAGGACGACGAAATTGCCAAACTGAAATCCCGTGTGTCGCAACTCGAAGCACAGAACCAAAAATTAAACACACCCTTATCCGCAGGGGCACTTCAATTACAGGATTTACTAATGACGAGGGTCGGTGAGACTGATACCACCTTTAAAGATATGCTCCAATTCTGTTTTAAAGACATTACCCGTGATTATCCTATACAGGACGACGAGGAGAGTTTTTTAAGCGACACAAGTCAGGATGAGCGAAATGACGCCTGTTTCGGGGTCTTCGAAATGTCGCCAACTGCTCGGGGATTGCCTTACGATAATGAGCACATTACCGAGCAAGTCGGTTGATTTATTTGTATGCGACCTACCCTACGGTTGCCTCACGAATGCGAAGGGGGCGATGCCGACGGGACGGAAGACACACGGGATATGTAATGCGGGGTGTGCGTGGGATATAAAGATAAATCTCTCGGCGTTGTGGGAGGAGGTGGAGCGATTATCCAAAAACGAACATACCCCGATTTTGTTCTTTTGCTCTGCGAAGTTTGGTGTTGAACTGGTTAATTCAAAACCAGACTATTTTCGGTATGATTTAGTGCTGGATAAAGAGGTTGGGGTTTCATTTCTCTCGGCGAATAAGATGCCACTCCGTTCGCACGAGTTGATTTATGTCTTCGCGAAGAAGTCTGCGTTTTACAGGCGTCTCGATGAGGTGAGGGAGGGGATGCCGTCGAAATACCGCAAACCGAGCAATCCACGCAAAAATAAACTGCTCGGTCATACGGAAGGGTTGGAGCAACCTGATTATGTTCAAGAGGAAAATAAACGATGTTCTTTAAGTATCATACACGACCGATTGGTAAAAAACAAACCGCACCCGACGGCGAAAAGCATCGCAATTTACAAGTGGTTAATCGAGAGATACAGTAATGAGGGTGATACTGTCCTCGACCCTACGGCGGGGTCATTTAATTCAGGACGAGCGTGTGCTGAATTAAACAGGAATTATATTGGGATAGAAAAAGATGAGAAGTTTTTCGCCGAAAATCACATCGCCCCCATATCAAACGGAACATCGACGACTTCGTTATGAGGGGCGTCCTTTGATTGCCTACGAGACCTCGAAACCAAATCCGCCTTCACAATATAATTCGCATCAGGTTTATTCACTATGACTTCGGTAAGTCCATTCGTAAGGGCAGGACGCTTTATTTTTTCTCCATCAACCTTCGGGTATTTATCTTTATATTTATTTATGATGTCGTCCTCTATGATGGGGGCAATTTCTTCGAGGTTTTTTATATCGGTTCTAATCATATTGAGCATATCCTTCGCATTCTCTCGAACATCGCGTTCAAGAGCGAGTTCAACGGACAATTTTCGGCACAGTTGTCCGTATTGGAGTGAAACGAGGCGGTGTCGTTCGCTCCGCTGGGCGAGTTGGAAATAACTGTCGAGAGATTTGATGACCCCGACGAAGACGGAGGCAATACCGAGCACGATATTTATGTCTTCGTAGTCAATTTTAATACCAGTAGTAAAACCGATGATGGAACTCAACACAATAACGGGAATGTTAATGAGGTTGGACGCAAGGGCGTATTTCTCGTGGGATAATCGGTGTAAAATCGAAAGACTTTCTGCCTTTTCTGCTTCCTCTTTAAGTAGGTTTTCGAGGTTATCGTCGTATTCAGGTGCTTTTCCCGCCATTTCTATAATAAAAAGAATACTGAATTATGTTTATTATAGTAATGGATTATCAAGTATATTCGCCGTATGGAAATACGACCCCCGACCTAACTGTAAAAAACGACCGATACCTTCGCCACCGAGACTGGATAGAACCAGTCATAACAGAGATGACGCAGATGTTATCGAAGACACATATACGAACTTGCGAATGCGGAAGTAATGTGAGATTGACGAGTGGAATAATCCGCCGACATTTGGCGAGTGAGAAGCACTTGAAGTTCATCGCAAAATGGACGGAAGATGATGAAAGAGAGTTGAGCGAGTTCAAGAAAAAAAAGGTAAATAAAACGAAATGACGAGAGATTATATATGCTTTACGCCCTAAAACTAATGACCTATCATTCGGGCGAACATAAGAGGAAGGAGAAGTTTCTGTATAATGACAGCGACAGCATCACTCCGCCATCTACACCTTCGTCCGTCCCCTCCACGCCACGAGGTAAATCCCCCTCGCCGAGAGATTTGACCTGCGTCTGTTGTGGGTGGGCGTGTTGGTAAAAATGTGGATATTAGGGTTTAAAAGGATAATGTCTATGGATAATATAGCGATTATCCACTATGATTACACAATCACTCATCAACTCATTTTTTCGAGTATCTGGACTACCGACGAGTATAATGGATTGTGCGGGGAATATGATGTGCGTTGCCCCGCCTCCGCCTCCGCCTCCGCCTCCTGCTCCCGAAGTGCCGTCGTATATGACTGACTGGGTGGAGATAGACGAAAAGTTTGGTGTAAGAAAAGGGAATTATGCGATAAACAGACTGGGTCAGGTAAAAAACTTAAAGTTCAATAAAATCTTGAAGTCGTATTATTGTAAATCGATAGAGTATATGTGTGTGTCGCTGAAACGGAGTATGGACGCGAGTGGTAATTTGGTGAGACCGAATAATGGGTATGGGCGACCGCCGACAAAGGAGAAACCGAATAATGAGACTTTGATGCTGGTTCATCGGTTAGTGGCGAATGTATTCATCCCGAATAACAACCCGAACCATACCATATGCGACCATATAGACGGTAATAAGTGTAATAATGATTATCGTAATTTGAGGTGGTGCGACCAGCGTCGTAATGCGAATAATGCGAAATCGAACAAAAAGTATTGGGGTGTGAGGTGGGTGAAAAATATGGAAAAGTGGTCGGCAACCGTCCAGACAACCATCAACTACAATCCAGATGAAACATTCTCTCATTTTCTCGGGCATTTTACGGCGGAGGAGGAGGCGGCGAGGGTGGTGAAGGCATTTATGTTAGAGACATACCCGAATGAAATGGGGGGCGGTCGTCGGTTCATAGATTAGCATTCCAATTTCATAAAAAAATTGAAATGAGTTTTCGCCATTCTGCCAGACGCAACGACAGACAAGACGATACGATGACGAGCAATTTTACGGATGGGTTATTAGTTGATGTGGTTCAGTTCAAGGCGTCGCTTGAGCGGGAGATGATAAAGAAAATACGGGAGGTCGTCCCGACGGACGAGGAGATGAAACAATACACCGAAAGGTGGTTGGATGCGGTGAGAGAGCAGAGACAGGTTGGAATTGGTGGTTATCCTGAAATATATCTTGATTGGTTTGATAATGATGGTGATGGTGATGGCGAGGACAAAATCGCAACCGAAAGTGAAATGCGGTATAAGATGTTGAACTATCTGGACGAAGAGGGTGCTGATGCGATGGGAGTTATGTTCGACCAAATCAACACAGACGCCTCACCGACACTCGTCCGTGATGAATATCTCGGCAGGGTTCTTGATTACCCGTATCAAGACTGCGAGGTTGCGATTTACTCAAAGGAGATGTATAAAAAGATAAACTTGGGTAAATGTGCGTGGGGGATGTGTAGTGAGTTTCTCGTGAGGGTGGTGAATGAGTTAGTCGAGAAATGGATGTTGGGGGAGGTGAGGAAATACATCGTGAGGGGACACGCAATATAAGACTACTGCGACTGTTTAACATATATGGATTGCTGTGTATTGACGGAATGACCCATCGCGGACGCTAACGCCTGTGATTTCTCGGTGCTTTCAAGGAGCATTTCGGTTGCGAATATCGTGCGGAGCATACAGCAACCTATTTTTTTCGGTTTGAAAATCTTGTTGAGGTGGCGAGTGATGGAGTTGCCCTCGTGAAATGGGTTGCCGTTAGACATACGGAGGAACGGTATTGTTTTTCCTTTTTTTAGGTCGTTGCTGATGGTTGGTAGAGAACCAGTATTCCATTCGCGAGAGAATATGTAAAACCAGAAAATATCCATAACCTCATCGGGGATGCTGACTTCGGCAGTCCCGTAATTTTGTGCGGTTTTGTATTTGTTGAAGATGAACTTTTTATCGTCGAGGATGAGGTAATTAATTTCGGGGTCGAGGACTTCGGGTTGTTTTTGAGAGACAACCATATAAAGATAGTCGGCGTTTCTGCGGGGGATGAGTTTTACATAGAGGGTGAGGACGACGAAATGGAGAAGAAATGTGTATTGGTAGTCGTATGAAATGCCATCGCCGAGAGATTTGAGATGGTCGTAGTCTTTTTTCATTTCATCCCATTTTGAGATGACATCTTCCCATTCTAACCAGTTTTCCTCTTGTGATTTAGATTTCTTGTTTGCGACTGCTTGTTGTTCGTGAGCAATCCGCATCATTTTACGGTGGTAGATTTTAATCATATCGCCCTCTGGTTCGGTTGGCATCGGGTAGGTGAGTTTGAGTGCGGAGTGGATGCTGGTGTAATATACACGGCGGGTATTTGGTTTGAGGGGTTCGAGTTTTGCTTCAATTGCGTCGCTGTCAAGAAAGAATGTGAGGTCATCCACAGGTTTTCCCGAGAGATATTCAAGCACACGAAGATAAGTCAATTTCGATGAGGTTGTTAAACCATAATCGGTCATCTTTTTATCAAGTTCTTCCATAAAGGGGGTCTTGGTGTAGGGTTTTGGTGTCATAATATAATTCGATGGGACTTATATTATAGAGGAAGTTCGTTTTATACCATTATCCACGCAATTACCGTGATTTTAGGCATTACGAGGGATAAAAACACGGAAACCGAGTGTTGCGACAGAGGTATTGACGAGAGCACCGTTGGCGTCGAGGGCGTTGATGGTTAGGGTAGCGGTAGCAGGAGGTCCAACAGCAAAAGCGATTACCCCTACATATTTCGCACCTGAAAAGTTTGCCACACCCGCAGCAGAATTGTTTTGCCACGCCTCGATAATACAGGCGGCGGCAACAGGAGCGGAGGGAATATCAACGGCAGAAAGGGGGATTGCGATAGTTCCAGCGGCGAGGGTTGCTGTGCCGAGTATTTCATCAAAACGAGACGAAGAAAGACCAGCATAATTACCAGAAGTATAACTGAAAACGGGTGCGGCGGAGGTCGCTGCCTTCAAATTGAGTTGGGATGTGCCTAATGCGTTAAGAGACATTTTGTTTCGATTTTATGAATTATAGTATAACTTTGTTTTTATATATAATTTCGTTGTGATACGGAATAAAAACAAAGTAGAAAGGTATGTATAATCGAAAATAATGAACGCGGAAGGAGGAGTTTTTGGGTCAGCACAGGACAAACCGAAGTTGCGTCAAATAATAACAGAACCGATGAGTGATGCTGACTTGGAGGTGTATTTACCACAGGCGAAAATCTTTATGTTTCGCGAACTGAAAGGATACCCGACAATCCAGTCGATATTGAAGCGACCGAGAGATTATATGATTTTGTTATACGAACACACCCCTCAAAATGGTCACTGGGTGGCGGTATTGAGGTATGAAAATACGATAGAGTTTTTCTGTCCTTATGGGTCATCGCCGTATTCGCCGAACTCACCTCTCGAGTGGAACTCGCCAGAGGAGAATGCGGTGGTAGATGCGACACATAATTATCTTGAAGACCTGTTGAATAAGGCGAAGACGGACGGTTGGGATGTGATATATAACAAGATGGATTTTCAGGAGAAGCGTGATAATGTGAATACCTGCGGAGCGTTTTGCGTGTGGCGGGTGTTGTGCCTGATAGAGGACAATATGAACCTCTCGGCGTTTCAAAATGGAA